TCGCAACCAAGCAAAATGGCATGCAGCAGTTGATTATTGTAAGGATCGTTTATATGAATTTAAGGTGATGACAGAGGATGAACTCGGAATCAAATGAATCGTATTAGTCCAGTATTAGATCGTTTAATCGGAATTGAAGATCCTGATGAATTAATGGTCGAAATTGAAGAAGTCATTAGTGACAGTGTATCTGCTCCACAGGCAGGACAATTTTTTATGTTTTCATATTCACCATCATCAAGTGGTAGATATGATGCAAACCCTTTGGTTGCAGTCACAGATGTGTATTCTTGGGGATTTCGTGGAACTAATTTTCATCATGGTGAAGCACGATCTTATTCGTTCTCAAATGTAATTGGAAACACATATCGTGTCTATCCTGAAGAGATTACAGACCTTCAGGCTTTACCTTTTGGTAGAATGCGTCTAAATAGTTAAAAAAGTAATATGAGTTATACGGAAGAGCAGATAGCAGGTATGAAAGGATTCAGTTCCGTTGCGGAAATGAATGCTGCGACAAATGGTGGAAAAGATGACTGGTGGGAATCATATCAAAATAAAAAAAATACAGAAGACTCTAAAGTAACAAATAATAATGAATCTACAAAAGGACAACAAGCACCAAAATCTCAGCGTCGTGGTGGTGTACTGAGATATCCTTTAGAAGCATTAACAGGTACAACTGATTACTTACAGATTGATATTATAGAATTTAAAAGACCACCTAATCAAATAATAAGGCCAACTGGATCAGCAGCAAATACTTTAAATCGTGCAGTAGGTCGTACTACTTCAGGTTCACTTGCAAGAAAAGCAGTTATAAATGACGGATCTATATTATTACAAGTACCATCACAAGTGCAAGATAGTAATAGTGTTCAGTATGGTGATAGTGAAATGAACACCCTTGCAGGTGCTGCTGCTGGTGCAATACAAGGTGCGATGACAGATGTTGGTGGAGCAGTAAGTGATAGATTACAAGGTGATAGTAAGGCAATGGAAAATCTCCTACCAAACGCAAAAGCAGGTATAGATAAAATTGTTGGTGACGCTCCGGGTTTAATTAATGCTGCACAAACAGGACTTAATGCAAAACTTACATCAGCAGCACTTGGAGTATTCGGTGCAAATGTATCTACATCAGATCTCTTAGCAAGATCAAGTGGACAGGTATTTAATCCCAACCTTGAATTATTATTTGATAAACCAACTTTAAGAAGTTTTAGATTTTCATTTAAAATGACTCCAAGAAGTTTAGCAGAATCAAGACAATGTAAATTAATAATTCGTTCATTTAAACAAAACATGGCTCCCAAAGCAAATACTGAAGGAGGGGAGTTCAGTGGGTCATCTATATTTTTAAAATCACCAAACATCTTTGAATTAAGATATCGTAAGGGAAATCGTGATCATCCTTTTCTACATAAATTTAAACAGTGTTTCTTGACAGACTTTTCTGTTAACTATACCGCAGAAGGTACACATACAACTTACAATGATGCAACACCAGTATCAATGCAAATGGATATGACATTCAAAGAGATTGAACCAATTTATGATGTTGATTATAAAGATAGTGATAATTCAGTAGGATTCTAACATGGGATATTTCAGAGAGTTACCAACATTACGCTACCCTTCTTTTCTAAGTGATAAGAACTCATCACTTGATTATGTTGATGCAAAGAATTTATTTCGTCGTGTCAAACTAAGAGAAGATTTACAAAGTATCATCACACTATTTGATAAGTATGAGATACCAGAAGGATTTCGTCCAGATAATGTTGCAGAAGAATTATATGGTAGTGATGGTCTTGACTATGTTGTAGTTGTATGTGCAGGTATTGTTAACATTCGTGATGAATGGCCTTTATCAAATCAAGATCTATATGAATACTCAGTAACCAAATATGGATTGAGTGGTCTAACTGATATTAAATTCTATGAAACAAAACAAGTCAAAGATACAAGTGGTAAGATAATACTTGAGAAAGGAAAAAGAGTTAATCAAGATTTTAAAATAGCATATTATGATGGTGGTATCACATATACAAATGATTTAACAAAACTCGGAACTAATGTTTCAAGTATTGATAATCCAGTAAATGCAATATCTAATTATGAATACGAGACTATAAGAAATGAAGAGAAGAGAAATATATTTGTTCTAAAAAGAGGATACTTACAACAGTTCTTAGATGACTTCAAAGAGATTATGATTTATGATGAATCAACTCAAAGAATTGATGATAATACTGCACAGACAGAAAATTTAAATATATCCATGCCATAAAAAAAGGGGTCGTGAAACCCCTTGTAGTTATTTTAAAATAAGATTTAACCATGCTGCAATAACCAACAAGGTTAAACAGGTCTGATTATATCTCATTAATTTTCAGCAAGTCGTTGAAAATAAGATAGTGTATCATCATCTTCAATTTCACTTGAAGTTGGAGCAACAGATGAAACTGTTTCTCTTGTCTCTGCGACAGGAGTTGTCTCATACTCTTCCTCTTGAACTTCTGAATCTTGAGCGGCTGGTCTAGCACCTCTCTTACCAAGAACATACTCTAGACGAACTTTAAGTTCATCGTATGTCTTGAACTGTGCAGGTTCAACAAACTCAGAAAGAGATGCTTCTTTCTTCCAGATTGCTTCCATTGCATCATCATCATCTAATAATGGTGATACAGCAGCGAACTCACTAGAATCATAATTACGATATCCGGCAACATTCTTTGCCTTTAACTTGAAGTTAGCACCCTGCCAGAAATCGAATGGATCGATTGCTTCTTCATCCTCGAACTCAGGTTGCATTGCTGCAGTGAGTTTATCAAAGATTTTCTTACCATATTTGTATAAGAAAGTCTTACCTTCATTCTCAGGATTTGCAGGATCTTTCACAACATAGATGTTGGAAATATAGGTCAATTTGCGTTTCTGCTTTCTTGCCATTTCCTTACCGGCATCAGTTCCATTATTCCACAACTGGGAATTGTATTCTGACACTGGGTCTTTTTGACCTAATGTGGTCAAACTGTTCTCAATATACCATCCACCTGAGCCTTGAAACGCATGTGAATATAATTTAACGAACGGAAGATCTTCATTCTCAGGTGCAGGTAGAAAACGAATAACAGCATAACCGTTACCACTTTTGTCTACATCGAGTTTCCAGAGACGGTCATCTCCAGAAGCACCGTTATTGTTCATCTTCTCTACTTCTTTAACTAACTTTGCAGTTAAAGAACCTAATTTAGATTGCTTTTTTAGATTAGCAAACGACATTGGATTACCTCGGATTTAATTGGATTTTGGTAGATTTACTTTATTAGTATAACAGATTCATACTATTTGTCAATAGACACTCGAAGAGTCTCTATTGTTTTTTTCGCTTCATCGAAGAATTGATTGACATTCATGTTTGTAGGAAAACCCATCACTTGAAAAGAGGATTTCATTGAATCTAATAGTTCAATGGCCTCAGGATCATCTGATAGTGATAACCTTGCATACATGATTTTTTGTTTGTCAAGTAATTCAGTCAATTTATCAACATGTTGCAATTGTTCTTGACGAGACATAGAAGGAAAGCTAATGACATTTCCGTAAATCTCCTGTTGGAGTTTACCGATCTCTTCAAGTTCTTCTCGAACTATTTCCGATTCAAAAAACTTACTCATTTACTACTTCTCTTAGAACTTTTTTATATTGTAACACATCTATATTTATGAAAGGATTATATTTCCTAATCTTCATACTTACGGTTTCCCACACAGGGTCAGTAAGTTTTTTGTCAAATTGACTACAGAAACCAAATACTTTTTCAAGTATCACAACGGTTTCCAAATCGATATGATCACCCAAGTACTCTTTGAGTATTGGTGGATGACCATTTGTACAATCAAACAACTCATCAAGAGTGTATTCTTCAAACAGTTGTGTAATCTGCTCTTTGAATATGTAACTCAAACTTTGCTGTTTGCGTGACCACTCTGAATAAGTTCTCTCACCAGAATTAATAATTTCACCAATCCATAAACTTGATGGATTATTTGCAGTCACAAAGTTAGACACAAGAAAGTCAACAATGTTATTGTCAGCATATTTTCTTGATGTCTTTTCAAACCAATACTTATCTTTCCTTTTATTGAAGGCAGTTACCTTCGCTCTCGATCTTCCTCCATACTTAAAGTAATCATACTTTGAGCTGGAAAAATGATTCTTGATTGAAAGATATGTTTGGTAAGTCTCAAATGGTGTCACTTTCATCGTCAGTCTCTTCACTTTCTAATTCTTCAATTGCATCGACAGGGACTTCATTGTCACCTATCATATACCAGTGTTGATCCATACCAATACTATCTGGTCTTACACCAAGATATTTGAGATCACTAAAGGAATGCTCTCGGAGCATTGCTTGTAATCGATGATGGATTAATTCAGATTGAGATACTTTCATTATAAAGGTAGTCTAGCACGAGTTGTCTTTTTCATGTAGTTGAGACGAGTTGCGTCCCACTTTAGTCTTTCCTTGAGTGATTTGGAAATGAGTTTCGTTACTGATTCTATCTCAAGATTGTTACTTTCGCAATAGTGGCAGATTGCATCAATGTAATTGATTTTTTCTTCCGCAACTATTTTTTCGATTTCGATAGCAAACTTCTGAGGTGTCAGAAACTTCTTCTCAATGGCCTTCTCAAGTTCTTTATTGGGTTCCATAGAGCTCCAGTTTATCTTGAACAAACTTACTAATATATTCTCCGAGTAGTTTGATGTACTTTGCTTTGTCGTATTCTTCATAGACGATGCATTCTCCGTTTTCACATGACATAATAATTACTAATTTTTTAATTGATATACCCGTCAGTTCATAAAGCATACAACCATATGCCATTGCCTGAACAAAATAATGTTCGATCCAGTCTCTTGGTTTTGGTTTTGCTGATGTTTTAAAGTCAATTATGGATAACTCTCCATTATACTCTGCGATACAGTCAACAGTTCCAGCAATACCTAATTGCTTGCTATAAAGTGAACCTTCTAATGAGTGAATATTATCTATCTTACCAAGTGTGGATTTAGAGATCTTGAATAAGAACTCAGAGATAGGTTTCACTTCTGGTAAATTATCATTCTTCAGATAATACTCTGTAAGTGTATGATAGTCTGTACCGCGAGTTGTTGCAGCCTTTGTGATACGATCTGCCTTTTCGTTACCAACTCTTTTTCGCCACTTAACAAAGATCTCTTTATTAAAATGACTTGTAACTGATGTAATCGAAACTAACTTAAGTAGTTCCTCCTCATCAGGTACAGAATAATAAC